ACACCGGCAGAAACTTCTCCCTGTACCCCTGGCAGTCTGATGCCATCCGGGAATTCTACGGCACCATGGATGAAGACGAGGACACCGGCGAGCGGCTGCGGAAGTACTGGTATCTCTATCTGGAGATTCCCAAGAAGAACGGCAAGAGCGAGCTTGCCGCCGCCCTGGGCATCTACCACCTGTTTGCCGACGGCGAGCTGAACGCCGAGGTCTACGTCTGCGCAGCCGACAAGGAGAACGCCGGCATCATCTTCTCCGCAGCTGTCTTTATGCTGACCACCGCACCGTGGACCGCCAAGATGGTGGCCCGAGGCGAGCTGAAGATCATCGAGAGCCAGAAGCGCGTGGAGTACCGCCAGCGGGTATCCACCGGCAACGGCGGCTTCCGCTGGATCACCCTGGGCCGCATGGTGGTGCTCTCCAGCGAGGCCTACAGCAAGCACGGCTACAAGCCCAGCTGCGTGATCTTCGACGAGCTCCACGCCCAGCCCAACCGCGACCTGTGGGACATCATGACCTTCGGCGCCGGCTCCGGCCGGAAGCAGCCCGTCTGGATCGTGCTGACCACCGCAGGCGACGACCCCGACCGCGGCTCCATCGGCTGGGAGATCCACGAGAAGGCCGTCGGCGTCCGGGACGCCCGGCAGCTGCGCCGCATTCAGGCCGAGGGCGGCGATCCCCATCAGGTGCTCTCCCTCCGAAAAGTGGATGACGGCGACATGGAGCAGGCACAGCAGGAGCTGCTGGAGCGGGATCTCCCCAACTGGCTGCCCATCCTCTACGGTATCACCGCCATGTTCGGCGACGATCCGGAAGACCTGAAGGATATCGACATCTGGGACGAAAACCTGTGGTATCTGTGCAACCCCTCTCTGGGACGGCATCTTTCCATCCGCACCCTGCGTCTGGAGGCCCGGGAGGCCCGCAGCAGCGAGGCCGGCGAGAAGCTGTTCCGCTGGCTGCGCCTGAATCAGTGGATCAGCGTCAAGGCTGTGGGTTGGCTGCCCCTGACACTCTACGACAAGTGCCAGTGGGGCCCCAGCAGGAAGGCCGACCGGGAGAAGTGGCTGGAGCAGCTCCGTGGCAAGCTCTGTTACGGCGGCGTGGACCTCTCCACCAGCCGCGATATGACCGCCTTCGTGCTCCTCTTCCCTCCCCAGCCGGGACTGGAATCCGCGGTGATCCTCCCCTACATCTGGCGCCCCAGAGGCACCGTGCTGGAGGCGGAGCGCCGGGATCACGTCCCATACCGGGACTGGGAACGCGCCGGCTTCCTGCGGCTGTGCGAGGGCAACACCATCGATTACGGCGATGTGGAAAACACCATCCGGGAGGCCAAGGAGCTTTACGATCTGCGGCTGGTAGGCTTCGACCCCTATCTCTCCCGCACCATCACCCAGCGGCTGTCCGCTCATGTGGAGGTCATCGAGATCCCCCAGGACCTGAAGAACATGTCCCCCGCCATGAAGGAGATCGACACCATGATGGAGGAGCGGCAGCTGCTCCACATCCACAACACCTGCTTCCGCTGGACCTTCGGCAACGTCAGGATCTACTCCGACGGCAACGGCAACATCAAGCCGCTGAAGAATCGCTCCATCGGACGCATCGACCCCACTGTGGCTTCCATCATCGTGGTGGCGGTGTGGATGATCGCCCGGGCTCAGAAGGCCACGCTGGCCGACGCCATGCGGCAGCGTGAGTATCACCTGTAACAGGAGGAACAACATGAAAAAGATGGCGGAAACACTGGCTGCCCATCTGGCAGAGATCGTACTGACCTGCGGTGCCGCAGCTGTGGCCGTTGGCGCCGGTATGATCTACTTCCCCGCCGGTCTTATCACCGGCGGCGTGCTGGCCTTGGTGGGCGGCATCCTGTCTCTGCTGGGAACGGAGGCGGGTAATACATGAGCTTTCGAAAAGGCCTTGCGCGGGTCGGACGCAGTCTGGACAGTCCCGTGCGGAAGTCTGCACCCATGATGCAGGCCATGGCACTGGATAACCCGGCCGGCTGGCTCACCGGCGACGCAGGCCCCGGCATGAGCCGGGACCGCGCCATGAAGATCTCCACCGTGAATCGGTGCGTGGAGGTTCTCAGCAGCGCCATGGGCGTGCTGCCGGTGTTCGTGATGGACAGGAATACCAAGAAGCATCTGGAGGGCCATCGTCTGAACCGAGTGCTGCAGCTGCGCCCCAACGAGGCCATGGCCGCCTTCGACTTTAACCGACTGCTGATGTGCAATGAGCTGCTGCGGGGCAACGCCTACGCCTGGAGCTATCGCGATCCGCGCACGGGCCACATCCTGGAGCGGATCCCTCTGGCACCGGATTACGTGTCCCAGACGGTGGTGGAAGGCCGGCGCTGGTACCTCTTTTCCCACCCGGTGTCCGGAGACCTCTACTGGCTGCGCCCGGAGGATGTGACCCATTACAAAGCCTACAGCGAAGACGGCATGGATGGCATCAGCGTCCTTCGCAGAGCCTCCCTGACACTGGATACTGCACGAGCTGCTCAGATGTACGAAAACAGTACCTGGAACAACAACGGACAGCCCTCCGGCATTCTGACCACGGATGAAGACCTGGGTAACGAAGTCGAAGTCACATTGCCCGATGGCACCAAGAAGAAGATCGATCCCAAGGAGCAGCTGCGCAAAAGCTGGGAGGCCATCCACCGTGGCCCGGGAAACGCTTTCCGGGTGGCTGTGTTGGATTTGGGCCTGAAATATCAGCCCATCTCCATGACCAACGCCGACGCCCAGTTTGTGGAGAGCAACGAGGTTCGAGTTGCTGACATTTGCCGTTTCTTCGGAATGCCTCTGCATCTGGCATACGCCGGAAAGCAAAGCTACTCCAGCAACGAGCAGAACGGCATCGAATTCGTGACCTATACACTGCTGGGCTATGAGACACAGTGGAACCAGGAGGACAGCTATCGCCTGCTGCTGCCCAGCCAGCGTGACGCCGGCGAACGCATCCGGCGCAATCCCAAGGTATTCCTGCGGGGTGACACAGCCGCTCAGGCCAACTTCTACCGCACAATGCGAGAAATTGGCCCCTACTCGGTCAACGACATCCGGGCTCTGGAAGACTTGCCCGATGTGCCCGGCGGCGATGTGCGGCTCTCCAGCTGGAACTTCGGTCCCCTGGAAGACTTTGCACGCCTCAGCGTCATCCGGGCGCTGGGCGGCGGAACAGAGGAGGAGAACACATAATGGAACGGATTACCAAGGCAGCCCGTGTCGAAAAGCAGGCCGTGGACGACACCGAGCTTGCCCTTATCAATGCCCAGACAATGACACCCAAAACCGCGGACAACTTGTTTGTCTTCCGGCTGTGTGCCTGTGACAACCAGGTGGACCGCGACCATGAACGATTCACCGAGCGGGCACTGGACCAACTGGCGGAGCTGTTCGTGGGTAAAACCATGCTGCGGGACCACAACTGGAGTGCCAACAGTCAGACGGCCCGCATCTATGCCGCCGGCACCGAGGTTTCCGGTGGCGTGAAGCGACTGATCCTGCGGGCATACATGCCCCACACCAGCCGCACCGCCAACACCATTACCGACATCGAGTCCGGCATCCTCCGGGAGGCCAGCGTGGGTGTGGCTGTAGCCCGGCACGTCTGCTCCATCTGCGGCGAGGACTTCTTCTCCTGCCCCCATGTGCGGGGAAAGGAATACGACGGACAGATCTGCCATGTGGATCTGGACGACGCGACGGACGCCTATGAAGCCTCCTTTGTGGCAGTGCCGGCCCAGCCGGCCGCAGGCGTCGTGAAGCGCTACGAGGAAAAGGAAAAGGCGCTGGAACAGAGATCCGGCCCGGAGGAGTCTGGGCATCAAAATAATCAGGAGCAGCTGGAGGCAGAAGCCCTTCAGGCCCTGGAAGAAAAACGATTTGGAGGTATTTGAACATGTACGAAACTTTGCTGGAACTGAAGAACAAGCGGAACGATCTGCTGGCGCAGGGAAAGAAGCTCATCGCTGAGAAGAACTTCGAAGCCCACAAGCAGCTGATGGAGAACGAGGTGGCCAAGATCAATTCTGAGATCTCTGCCGTCGAGAAGCAGCTGGCAGAGGAAGGCAGCTTCTCCAGCCTGGATGGTCACCTGAAGGGCCTCCACGACCAGCTGCAGCAGAAGAAGAACGACGAGGCCACCGCCCGCACGCTGGATGATATCCGTGGCAGCAACGAGTATGCCCGTGCCTTCCTGAAGGCTATGGCCACCGGCGCTTCCGTCAAGAACTCCCACGGAGCCGAAGGCTTTGCCCCTCTGTACAAGGCCCTGTCTGTCTCCGGCGGCGATCCCGCAGGCAAGGACGGCGGCTTCCTGGTGCCCACTGAGTTTGACGGCGCCATCATCGAGGCATCCAAGGACTATCTGGATCTGTCCACCCTGTTCAACGTGGAGCACGTCACCTCCGCCACTGGCTGGCGCGCCGTGGAGAACGGACTTCCCACCGCCCTCCCCAATGTGGATGAGCTGGGCAGCATCGGCAAGAACGACCAGCCCAAGTTCGCCAAGGTGTCCTTCTCCGTCAAGAAGTTCGCCGACCGTCTGGTGATCTCCAACGAGCTGCTGGAGGACAACGTTTCCGGCCTGCTGCACTATGTGGCTGACTGGTTCGCCCCCAAGTATGTCCTCACCAAGAACGCTCTGCTGCTGCCTCTGCTCACCGGTCTGAAGAAGTCCGTGGACCTCACCGCCGGCAGCGAGGACAAGATTCTGCGTAAGGCTCTGATCTCCCAGCTGAACACCGCCAACAGCCGCGGCGCCGTCCTGCTGACCAATCAGAGCGGCTATGCGGAAATGGACGGCTGGGAGGACGGCCAGAAACGTCCCCTGCTGGTGCCCGATCCCACTGTCGCACAGGCCATGCGCTACCGCGGCCGCCCCGTCAAGTACGGCGACGATACCGAGCTGACGGAGAAGGCCATCTACGTGGGCAACTTCAAGGCTCTGGGTACCTTGTTCATCCGTAAGGGTGTCGAAATGGCCACCACCAATGTGGGCGGCGACGCCTGGGCCACCGATTCCACCGAGGTTCGCGTCATCTGCCGCATGGACGCACAGGAGGTCTTCGGTGACGCGGCCTTCAAGGGCACCTTCCCCGGCTGATCGGAGGGTTGACGGATGGCGCTGGATGCTAAGCTGCAGGCAGGCCTGATGGCCTACTGCAAGATCGACGAGCCTATCGAACCGGCAGACGCGGATTTTCTGGAAGAGTGCTACTACGCTGCCGTGGACTACATGAACGGCGCAGGTGTCCGCCCCCCGGCGGAGGGCACACCCCGCCACGCCAAGTACATGCTCTGCATCAAGCCGCTTGTACTGGACATGTGGGACAACCGGGGGACGCAGATCGCCGGCACCTCCATGACGGACAACGTCACCTTCCAGCGCATCAAGAACCAACTGAAGCACACGGAACCGGTGTCCGATTCGGACACCGGCTCCGGCGGTTGACGGGAGGTGCGCGGATGATCAATGCAGGCAAACTGAGACACCGCATCACGGTCCAAAAGTTCAACGGTGAGCTTGACGCCTTCGGCGATCCCATTCTGACGGATACCGAAAACTGGGTGGATGTGGCCACGACATGGGCCGCCATCGACCCCGTCAGTGGCCGCGAGTTCTACGCAGCATCGCAAAGCCAGAGTGAGGTGACGCACAAGATCCGCTGCCGGTACCGCCCAGGCTTGACGCCCTCCATGCGGATCCTGTTCGGCAGCCGTGAGTTCAAGATCATTTCGGTCATCAACTGGGAGGAACGACGTGAGAGCCTTCTGCTCATGTGCAAGGAGCTGATCCGCTGATGGGCGACATCAAAATGACCATAGACACCAAGGCCATGCGGAAATTCAACGCCACGCTGGCCGCCTGCGGAGGCGTCCCCAAGAAGGTCGCAACCAAGGCCGCCGGCAAGGGAGCCACGGTGGTGCGGCGAGCGATCCGCGGACTCGTCCCTGTGGACACCGGTTCTCTGAAACGCGGTATCGTCCGTGTCGGCGAAAGAACCAAACTCAAAGGCAAAAAGGTGTATCAGCTGACATTCGACTCCGGTATGAACGACATCTTCCAGAAACCTATCAAAACCCGGGGCGAATTCGGCGGTAAAAAACCATGGGCGTACTATCCTGCTTCCATGGAATATGGCTTCCTAACCCGCAGCAAGGGCGGTGGTCTGGATTATGTACCGGGCTATCATTTCATGCGTGAAGCCGCCGAGGCCAGCGAAGCCACCGCCATGCAAGCCATGATGGAAACCTTCACCGCCGAAATGGTAAAGGAGTGGACTAAATGACCCCAGAACAAGCCTTTATCTCTTCTCTTGCGCCTGTAGAGAGCATCAGGGGAAAGGTATTCCCCGTTGAGGCACTGAAGGACGCTACGGCGCCCTTTGTCTTCTACCTGCAGCAGTCAGACGATGAGGACGACACACTGGACGGGCCTACCGGCCTCATGAGCGCTGTATATGAGATTCACTGCGTCGCGCAGACCTATGCTGCACTGATCGTCTTGGTCTCTCAGGTCCGCAGTGAATCTCATATACAGCGCTCA